TATAATACAATTTCCACATTCTCCATCAATTCAGGCGTGAATTGTCCCTCAAAGGCGCTGTAGTCACTGCCGTAACACGCGCCGTCATTCCCTCCGAACCCATCCAACAGGCGTTCAGGCATGTCAAGTCGGGGTATTGGCTTGGCAAAACCAAGGGACTTGTCGCCAAACTCATCCTGAAAAACAACATCAGAAATGGCTTTAAAAACGACTCCGAAGAGCACCTTGGCAACATTCCGTCTGGCATTAATGCACCGGACATGTTTCCACTCTGAATACTCCTCGTCCTTAGGGAACGACAGACAAACTGCAAGATCAACGACAGGGAGACCGTAATACTCCACAAAGTCGACATAATCGCGTAGCAATTCATCTTTTCTCCGCCGGCTAACGTCCAACATTTCAACGTAAGCCTCCGCGTCCAAATCAACATCGGGCGGGAGCGGCTGCCACCGAGACTCAACAAAACATTGAGTGTAACGCCGCAGATCCGACAAAACGTCGGGTCTCACGGTCGGTCTAGCAGCCGCAAAGCGAAGCAAACCCCCAATCAAAACAGAGGGGGCATGGAACGTGTCGGCATGTGGTAAAGCCGCTCCCCACGGGGCAAAATTTAAGACAGCAACAGACACGTTCCTCCGCTCTAGGGAGACAGTTGCTGAATGCACCGACATTTTTACAGAGGCGTCGGGTGCTGGGACCTCTTTAAGGGGCACTTCAAGTGCCCGATACCCTATGGCCGTCAAAAGGCCGCCGGCCCCACGGTCTTCTGCACCGTGGGGGTGGGCTGAAAATTTACAGCCCTTGCCAGCACCCATGCCATAGCCGCCATACCAGTCAGGTAAGCGGGATGATCCTCGTCAATCCGCTGATTAACAGTCACGCACCTGCGCAACTTCGTCCAAATACGATCAGCTGCAGTGGCGCGCGAAGACGACATAACATTCACGTCAAGCACTAAATCCAATAATCCGGCATTCACTGCACCGGATATGTGCTCAACGGTCACACCACCCCGCGTCAACACGCTGCGGTGGCCCAACCACTTAAACATGCGATACCCCTCTCGCATAGTGAACGTAGCGTCCAAATGGACGAGCTCAGGAACCTCCATTTTGGCGTGGCGCATCCCCGGCGGTCGCTC